GGCGGGTGGTTCGCCGAGCTTGCCCCGCACAAATTTAATCAATTTGCTGCCGCCTGCGCCTGCGGCGGACAGCATCTTTTGCGATGCTGGTCCAGCAACAGCACTAATTCCAGTTGCCAAAGCAGCGCCGCCCGGGGTTACATCGGCAAGCTCTTCAACCTCACCTAAGTAAGAGCCAAGCCCCTCAAAACCGGCAATGGTCGCCAATCTTGCCGCGCCCATGCCTTGACCTCCCGGGATCGCCATCATGCCGATCGCGGGAAGTAATGCGCCAGCAAGCTCGTAGCTCAATGCCTCTCCCGGGTTAGCTTCTTTGTACGCCGAAAGTTTTTGACGTAGCTCGTTGCGGATATCTTCGTACTCACCGCCACCCAGAGATTCTGGCAGGACGCTACGGACAGCCGCCTCTATCTCATCGGAAAAGTTGTAAGTAACGCCTTGCAGGGCGGTACGGAACTTTTGGGATTCTACAGGCGCGGCAGAGGATTGAGTCTGTCCAGCCCGGATTTCCGCAATGATTTCGTCTACTGTCCTAGCCATTATTGCTGCGCCGCCGCTATTATCTCTCTTTTCTGTTCGGAGGATGCGTCCCTCCACACATCAAGAGGCACTCCCTCTGGTGGAGCCAATGGTACAAACTGGTACTTCTTAATGTAGTCCGAATATCCCACGCCACTCGTAAGGGCTTGCGCCATTTTAATTAGCTCTGCCCGCATTTTGTCCTTTGCCCGGATCTGTGCCTCAAGCTGTTTTCTAAGCTCTGGCTCTGGAAGGTTAAGGTCTAGCTGGGTTGCAAGAGCCAACCTCAATTCCGACTCACTCAATGCGCCAAATGTCGCTGAGTTTATAACGTCAATACCTAACTGATTTGCGACAGAGCGTAGCTGTGCTGTCGCGGCGTCAAAGGCAGCAATGCGGCTTTGGAATATTCCAGACTTTCCGTTTTCATCAAGAGCGTCAAGCGCCAGATAGTATTTATTAATAGACTCGTTTAGCTGTTCCGCGCGACCCATTGCCGCCTGACCAGTTTCTTGGGCAAACTTGATGTCTTGCAGCCTGATAGCGTTTTGCGTTTCAAGTTCTGCTTCTGCTTCTGGCGTTAGCTGACTAGCGCCACCCACGGTCATGCGCTTTGGCTGCATCGTGTTGCGGTCAGTGATCACCACATACTGCTCGCCAGTTACAGGATCTGTCTGAACACCTGATACCGTAGGCGCAAACTGAGATGATGAATCAAACAGCAAGTTTGCAGCAGCGGAAATACCCTCGGTGTTAGTGGGATTATTACGAATAAACTCTGCAGCGGTCAGCAGTTGAGCCGCTCTCTGCGGATCAGTCTTGGCGATCTTGCTGGCCCTTTGCTCTAACGCATCAGCGGTCTTATTGCCTTGACCCCGTAGCAGCCGTAGCCCTTGCTCAGTTTCTATCTGTCCTTGTAATGATCGCGCTAGGCTGGCGTCTGGGTTAAGGCGCATGGCGTTAAAGCCGATTGCCAACTGCTTGCGGTTGATTGGGTCAGACAAGTAATCAAGTGCGCCCCTACCAAGAGATGACAAGAACCCGGGCGCTTCTGGTCTAGGGTTTGTTGATCCACCAGCCACAGATTGAAGCGCAGGCGCGTTCATAGCCGCCATCATCCGCTGCACCTCTGGGTCTGCCATTTGCAACTCAAGCTGAGAGGCTGTCGCTGGCGATGGCTGCGGTGGCTGCACAAGGGGTGTCGGTGGCACTGGGTTTGGATTGACCGGAAATGGCGCATTAGCAAACACCGAGGGCGGCTGTGGCGCACCCGGGACGTATGGCGGTGTTGTCTGCTTTGTAGGATCTAGCGCATTTATGAGCAAATCAATTAATGCCATGCTTTTACCCCGCACCCATCATCTTTAAGATCGTCATAAGTCCGCCATTACCTTGATTCTGGCGCATCATGTCTTGAGCGGTCATACCCATATTTGGAGTACCTCCCGGGCCAGTTAAAGGCATAGGCATTCCGCCCTGCATATTACCGCCGCCAAGGTGACCGACAACCCTTTGGATCTGGTCAAACATATCTGGCGATGCGGTCGCAGGCTGAGGTATTGCAGGAGGTACTGGCGACATCTGTGGCGCTGGCAGAGTGAGAGGATTCTGTCCAACCGGAGACATAAGCGGCTGGTTAGCCATCTGCATGGCCTGACCTCCAGTAGCTTGCGCCTGTCGGGTAGCCATAGAATCTCGGATGCCGCCCTTCTCGAGACCGACCTCAATTAGCTTCATTAAGCCCATCGCTGGGGTCATGATATGCCTCCATAGTTCACGCGGTAGTAGCCATCCGGGAACTCAACCACGAGATCCGGTCTAGTCTCCATAACCTCTTGAGCCAGTACACCCATGTCAGCGCCGGTTTTGCCAAACACAAACTTAGCTTGCTTCTTCCAATCCCACGCATAAAGGTTATGCCCGCCCGGGGTTTTGCCAACCCTACGGATGTTTTTCTTGAGCCTTGCGTCTGATCCCAAGAGCATTGATGCCCACCCAAACAAACCGGGGTTGCTAGAGGTTGACTGACTCTGCGGCACTTGAGTCGCGCCAAGAGCCTGCGCCATATAGCCGAGTGCCTGCCCGGGAGCGCCTTGATAGCCCGCGTACTGGCCTGCACCCCTATCCATCATCTGCTGTGCAAGCATCTGCTGCATCAGACCTTGCTGCTGCATTCCTGAGAGAGCCTGCTGGCCCATTCCAAAGCCTAGATTTGACAGAGCGCCTAACCCTTGAGCGCCCTGCATCTGCATTCCAGCGCCCTGCAATCCAGCGCTTTGATTAGCTAGTGCGGCCTGCAGCCCCTGAGTTAAGCCAAACTGCTGGGCTTGGTTAGCGGCTTGCTGGTTCGCAATGCTTGTCTGTGCGCCAAGCTGGGCGTTTGTTATCCCGGCTTGCAAGGCACTGCTCTGGTTCGCCAAGTAAGACTGTAGCTGCTGCTGTGCGTTCTGCTGCAAAGCCTGCTGGCGGCGACCTACGTCCTGCTGTCCTTGTTGTGCTGCAAACTGGAAGCCTTGGTTACGCAAGTTAGCCGCTGTGCTTGCTGACTGATCCAGAGCATTACGAGCAATCTCTGCCTCCATCAACGCACCGCGAGATCCACCAAAAGCTCCTGCCGCCGTAGCTTGTGCAGCTGCTTGATTAGCCTGCTGCAGCCTTGCTCGCTCAATGTCAGCTAGTGAAGCGTCAATTACCTCCCCCGTATAGGGGTTCATAAACCGATCTAAGTCAGCTTGCTGGAACTGTGCCGCCTCATAATCAGTGGCGTTAGGGTCAAGTTGCTGCGCCCTAACACTTTGAAATCCAGCGCCCATATTGGGATTGTAGCTGCCGCCCTCAACCATCATAGGCTGATAATTCATGGCGTCCTGCATACCGCCGTAGGCTTGCGTCATGCCTTGTGCAGACTGCTGAAACGCATCAAGACCCTCATAAGAAGGTCCAGCCATTCCACCGCCCTTTCCGCCGCTTGCTGGCACTCCGCCGCTTGCTGCTGTTGCTACTGGCTGTCCGCCTGCTGAACCGCTCATCTAAAAACCTCCAAAACTTTGTAGGCGCTGCATCAACCCCACTGGGATCTGCGGCCTTGGAACTGGCCTTTGAGGGCTTGGTGTTGGTATTGACGGTGGCATATACGGCATCGGCTGGGCTGTCCCGACCACTGGGTTGATTGGACTCGGGATTGGCTGTTGCGGGCTTGGTGTCGGAATGGAGGGCGGCATATACGGCATCGTATCAATTGCGGCCTGCAGCCTAGAAGCGCCATTTCCCACGGGAGCGAACGATCCAGAAACATTTGGCCCTGCGCTGGGCATTACCGCTGGCATATTAAAGGTCGCTGGGTTGAATGACCCCAGTGAAGGGGCCATTGATGCTTGAACTGTATTGGCTGGTTGAGCCGTCATCGTACCCGATGGTGCTGACGCGCCTATCGCAGACCCCATATTGTTTATGTTACCGAAAGCCCGCATCGGGCGACCGCCTCCGCCTTTGCCGGGCGATCCCGCAGCTTGGCTGCCAGCACCACCGCCCTTTCCACCACCGCCAGCAGGCTGTCGCGGGCTACCGGGGGGTACGCTCATCGGTCTTGATAAATTAGCTCTTGATAATTGGGCAAACATAATATGTCCTTAGAATCTAACGTTGCCGATTTGCGAGGCAACCCATGCGTAATACTCAGGGGTTCCGGCGGGCGGCACAAACCCGGGGGCATTCATGTCTCCCGGATTATTTGGATTTGTTTCGGGAGTGCCGTAGGGTTTAAAAAACCTGTTATACGCTGCGGCTTGCTGCGGGTTTCTGGCCTCAAACTCTGCCCGAGCCTGCTCAAACAAATCGCCAGATGAGTAGCCCCGCAACCCGCCGCCAAAATCTTTAGCCTCTGGAACACCAGCCATAGCGTCACCGCCCGGCTCTGCAAGTCCGAATGCTGAGGCAGCGTTATACGCACCCTGCATCCCGGCTTCTTGCATGGGGGTAAACGCAGCGGTGTCGGGACCGTAATACGGCATATAGCCGATTTCGCCCATTCCGCTCGCTTTCTTCAGATTTGCCCGCATAGCGTCTTCTGCCCACTTCGGGATCTCTACGCTTGTTGATTGGCTACCGCCTTTTCCGCCGCCACCCATATTAAATGTCCTTACCTAAACTTGTGAGTACGGGCTTGTAGCCCTTACCTTGTAAAATTCTTTGCCAGCCCTTCCGACCCGCAATACTCATTGATGAGCAGCCATTTTGTCTCGCAAAGTACACAGCCGACTCATCCATATCTACGATTGTGTCCATGTTGCCCCCTGCCAGAAAAACGTGCAGCGCCTTCTTCCGGGGGTACACTATTATCTCTGTAACAGCGCAAGCATCCTCAGCAGGCCAAAACTGCATGGTTCCTGCTTTTACGGCACTCACAATATCCTCAAATAAGTGTGTGTTGCCGCCGCGATCCAAAGCCGCTTCAATCCACGGCCTGCAACGCTCTAACTCAGCGTCTAATTCCTCCATTATACCACCCCTTACGATACCTTTAGCGTTCCCCCATCATTCCATATGACGCCAGAATCTGACGGCAGAGTAGTAGGCAGGCTGTTTCCCTTAGCCATCAATATTTGCACAAACTCATTACTCACTGAAACAACTAGGTATCCGTTGCTTGCGTCATACAGCAGGATTCCATTCTCTGCCGCTACGTCAGAGTCTTGTTTTTGCGATACCAACTCTCGAATCCGAGTAAGGTAGTCGTTTAAGTCCTCCGCCCACAAATGCGGAGTCTCTCGGGAGTATGGTGGAGGAAGCTCTCTGCTCAACGCCTGCCTCCACCGCTAACGCGCACCCGAACATCCCCAACACGCCAATTGGCTTCTGCATCGCCGTCAATACGCACCCTAAACTGGCGACCCGTCATGCGGAGACTTGTTGGGTTTGATGGATCAAACGGGCCATGAGATGTTTCTGTGCCGTTTGGGTAGAACCTTGTCTTAAAGGTCATTTCAACTTCGCCCTGCGTCTCTTCCTCCGGGATCATTTCCGTTATGCGGATAACATTATCGCCGTCATCAAAATTAACAGGCCCGCTTTCTACAAAAACAGGGTTACCCTCATGACCGTACCCCGATTCATGGCGGTACATAGTGCCGAGGTTATCGACCCACATAGGCTCTACGAAAACACCAGAATCCACGCCTGTGGCCCTTTCTAGGCTACCAATCATCCAGTGATTTTCGTTGTAATCGTAGGCAACATATCGGTCGTTTTCGTCTGTGCCGTCTGAGGGGTAGAACCACCACACCTCATTGTACTTTTGGTTGGCAACACAAAACCCATGACTGATTCGGTCATGATTCATTTCGGTAAACACCTTGTCGTGAACCTCACAAGGCAGCACCCGGGCTGTTGACCCGTCATATACAAAGAAATTGCGCTCACCCATCCAGAATGCTGTTGGGCCTACGGACGCGAGCATATTTCGACCCACAAGGCCGCACGAGTTACCGATCTTTTGGAAGCCAAACACGGTTGGCGGTCCCTGATATGTTGCGACCCACGCATCAATATCAGTGCATATCAAGGTACGACCTCTAACCCTAGCACCAGACACAATCTTGCCCGAGGTTTGAAGCTCGATATCACCGGCCTCGTTGGTTATTGTCGGGTTCCAAGTATATAAGTCTTCTCTGTCACACCACTGGACTTTTCTAGTGTTGCCTCCAGCGCCCAGCGCGAAAACAAAACGCTCCGCAGTAACAACAAGTGATTTATTTGCTGTTGGTACACTTTGCCCGCTTGCTGAAGCGTTAGCAGAAACTAACGTAGCGACAGTTGTTGACGGCGCTGAAGCAAACGCAGAAATATCTAGCTCGTACAGATTGCCGTCAGCATCTGACAGCCCAACTAAGTCCTCACCCCAATTGTCAATTGACCAGTTTGTGGCTGCCGCCACCGAGTAATCTCTTTCCCGGGGAACGCCATACGCGCCAGAGCCATAGTTTTTTCCACCATAGCCAAGATTTTCTGACGCCTCTGCGATGCCGGAAGTAAACGCCGCTGGGGTAACGTCATATACAACTTTGTTGCCATCGACCAGCAGCAGTATGTTGTATGCGCCGGATGCAAAGTAAGGCGCACCCGCAAGGCTGACCCATGCGTGAGATCCTCTGTGAACACCTCTGTTGGCTCGGTACACTCGGAAATCGGAGACTGTAGCCGACTCCCCTATGCCTACTTGAAAGCCAGTGTCTTCAGTGCCAGATGGCGGCAGCGACCCGCCAGTAGTGATGGTTTGCGTGTGGACGCCGGTACTGGTGATCCCGGTTCCTAACGTGCCGCCAACTTTAGGCGTGACAGTCCCGCTCAGTGAGTCAATGGTAATTTGAACTAAATAGCTAGTGCTGGCCTCAAGATCGCCTGCCTGATCTCTCTCGCACGCCGCATTACCGCCGCCCGTGCTTTCTATGGTGGCCTTGCCATCCGTAATTGTCAGAGCAGTGCCGATCAGTGGCACTCTAACCCATCCGGCATTAGATACGAAATCTGCGTTTTCTACGAACTGGTCTAGTTCGCTAAATTGGCTCCAGCCACCTACTGGCTGCGGAGCGTTATTTGTCCAGCGCACAAGGCTAGAGTCAAGCCAGCGACCCTTGGAATCCAAGTCTACGCCGTGACTATAGACGCCCGCAGGGATGTCTAATTTAATCAAGGGCATTAAGAGGTATACCCTAAATAAGTGCCATAGAGCGTACCATCCACATTCCAGATTTGAATCCAGTTTGTCGCGCCAACCTCAAGGGATGGGGATGATCCAAACATCCACTCCATAGTGGGCCATGTCACATCGTCATTAGCGCCAACTGATGTAAACCTTAGCGTCACAAATTGGCCTGACGTAAGGCTAGACTGAATGGTTACATCTCCTGACATGGCAATTGTCTGCACTGTGCCGTTTGCCGCGTCTACAGTAATAGCGCCACTTGTCCCAAGGGTATGAACTTGCTCGGTGATAGGCCCGTCAATATCAATAGACGCCACAGCAGTTAGGGTCATTCCATTTGCTGTATAGTCATCAAGATTTATAAGTGTGCCGGACCCGCCGCCACCGCCGTACAGCAGCGTGTCTAGCGATGTCCAGTTGTTGTTTAGCCTTGTACCCCACACATCAGCGTCACCGCCGATAGCGGGGAGATTGAAGTTAAAATTTTGTGTAACAGCCATAACTCAGTCCAATTTAATGCCTATATTTTACTACGTTAAGGTGATGCAGTCTTACTCATTAACATCTTGAGACGGGAAAGACCTTGAGCGCCCGGGCCATACGATCCTAACGCCGCCGGTCCTGCCAGTAGACCCATTAAAACCAGAGCCTAGATAGTTAGCGCCCGGACAGCCACCAGCGCCACCACCGTAGCCAGATGAGCCACCTTGGTCTGCTGAACCATTGCCGCCTGACCCGCCATCTACTGGCGGTCCTAATCCACCAGCGCCATTATTTCCCAAACCATACAAGTGAGTGCCTCCACCGTTACCGGCTCTCACATCAGGCAAAAAGTTCCCTCGACCACCACCACCGGAGCCACCAAACGTCCCCGGGTCACCGTCACCTGACGATCCCCCGTCTCCGCCGGGACCGCCATAACCGCCAGCGCCACCCCCACTAGGGCCGTTAGAACTAAACCTGCTAAACGTGCCTGCACCTTGTCCGCCTGCGCCTGAGCCTGTATTGACTCCATCTGGATCAAAGTAGACGGTAGCGGAGTTTGTTCTGCCGCCACCGCTGCCGCCCGGGGCCAAAATTAAAGTTGAGCCGCTTAAACTCACCGAGCTATCGCCACCATTACCAGCTGCATTACCAGAAGCTACGTTTGTATATGCGCCTGCGGTTCCGCCAGCGCCAACCGTAACGGACAAAACATCCCCCGCAGAAACCTTAAATGTACCGTAGGCCAAGGTTCCGCCATCACCCCCGCAAGGGGCAAAGTTACCAGCAGAGCCTCCGCCACCGCCGACACAGACTATTGAAACGTACTCAACATTATCTGGCACAGTGAGCGAGCTAGATCCAGCAGTTGAAAATTCCTGATCTGCATAGGGTGGCAAGCCCTTTGCCTTGATAAGCGCCCTAAACATCAATAATTACTCCATGTGTCACCGGGTTCCGGCCTATCAGTCCAGATGCCGGACGGCTCTGTTCTGTCAGTCCATGTGTCGCCGGGTTCCGGCTTTGCCTCCCACTTTAAGCGTCCTGATATCATCATGACTCCGACAGCAGCCGAAAGAACACCGTTGTCGGTGATGATTTGTGAGGGTGACGCCAAACCGTTAGATTCGGCAGCACTTGCGATGCTTGTAAAATGGTTTCGGCCTGCATGAACATCAGTATCAGATGATGCCGCAGCAGCGGACGCTGACAGTCTGACTCTATACGGCGAAAGCGTTGTTGCCGTAAGCGCGGTTACTGGGAACGCTGGGTGTGTCAGGCAAACAGGGGCAACGGTAGTATCAGAGACCGAGGCGGGCGCAACAGCAACATTAATATAGTCGCCCTCGGCATAGCCCCTAACCCAATATCCACTTGTGACGTAACTAGCCATTATAGGGTCTCAGCACGCCTAAATAACTCATCCATTTGCGCGTCATAGATACCGCTTCAATCAGCTTATCTAGCTTCGCCTCTATCCTGTCTAATCTGTGTTCTTCTAACATAATATTACTCATCTGCAAGAACCAAAACAGGCTCTGGGTAAGGGTTTACAAAAACGTCTTTATCGGGGTCATACGGAAAACCCTCACCCGGAAAGACTCCTCTAATATTATTGTTGTAGCTACACTGCAACCATCTAGACCCTTCTTCCATTTCAACCTTTAGATCATTAGCTAAAAAGTCGTGGCCTCTATGTTCCTGCTCATCAGGAACAACCAATACTTCTACAACAATATTATCTGCGTTTACTAAAGCAAAATGCGCCATCAGATTGCATACCTCACAATTACTCTCCCAGAGCCGCCTGCACCGCCCCCTGAATCTCCTGAGTTATTTCCTGTGCCACGGCCACCGCCTCCTCCACCGCTGTTGGAGCGTCCGTTTCTGCTGTTGTGTCCGTTATTTCGACCACCGCCGCCATGAGAAGCATCGCCCGATTCACCACCAAAGTTGTTGTAGTCCAAGCCAGATCCTGCACCACCACCTGCGTAGCCAACATTGCTTCCGTCTACCCAATTGTTATCAAGACCAGAGCCGCCATCGCCACCTAACTCAAACGACCCGTTACCTCCAACAGAGCTATAACCTCCACCACCGCCTCCAGCAGAGTTACCGCCAGCTTCGCCGTAGCCGTCACCTCCATCATTACCCTGACCAGTAGAGCCAGAAGCACCTAATCTTGGAGTACCGCCAGTACCGCCACCGCCGCCTCCTGAGCCACCAGAGGTAGCAAGGTCATTATAGTCTCGGTCAGCACCACCACCGCCACGGGTTGCTGTACTAATGCCAGCCCAAGTACCGTCACTTTCCCTTATTCGACTATTATTTCCTCTGTTAGAAGTAGAACCACCAGCCCCTACAGTAATTGTGAAGGAGTTTCCTGAGAATAAATAAGTAGCGTCTGTCAAAGTTCCTGTTCGGACGCCTCCAGCACCACCGCCACCTCCACCGTTAGTACCTGCTCCACCGCCCCCAGCTACTATGAAATACTCAAGCTGAAATCCAGATGGAATGGTAGTAAACGTCAAAGTACCTGACGAGTTAAACGTATGTACTTTATAGCCACCTACCGTTGTTACAAAACTTCCTCCAGTAACGTCAATGTTGCTGGCTCCATAAAAGTCAGCCATGTCTGTTTCGCCACCAGATGTGGTGTTAATAGTTCTGCCGCTTTCTGGGGTCAAACCCCGTATATCAGAGTCGTTCATAGTGGCATAAGTGCCAGTAGTTCCCCCTGCTTCAACGTGAAGATCGTTTAGGCTAATTTGTCCACTAGTTTGAAGAGGCACGCAGCGCCTCCACTTCTGCTCGTAACTCTTTGATTGCTTCGATTAATACGGCGTGTAGAGCGTCATACTCCACAAGTTTGTAAATATCGTCTTCACTGCCTGTTTTAAGAGGCAGCGCGGTTTCGTAAATTGCGTAGGGCATGACTTGTTCTAGCTCTTGTGCAATTACGCCAGCAGATTTTTTGCCTGTATCTTTTCGATCAAACGTCACGCCTCTAATTTGATCTAGCATATCCAGAGCGCCTGTGACTTGCTCTACGTTTTCTTTAAGACGCTCATCAGAAATAGAAGTAGAGTACGCAATCACGTTTCCTTCTGCGTGAAAGTCACCAGAATCAGCGTACATTCTTGCCATAGCATTTAAACCAACTGCAACTCCTTGCGTAACATTACTTTTACCTTCAAAGTCTAAATATGCTCCAGATGTTACATCGGTGTTTACTTCAAGACGAACGGCATTGCCGTCTTGATCTGGTGTTCCATTCTGGTGATTAAAAGCAATGTTGCTGTTGCCGTAACCATCGTTGATAGTTAGCGCAATAGAGCCTGAGCCTTTACCTGCTACAAAGTCTCCAGTAGTAAATACATCGTTAGTAAAATCGACTGTTCCAGAGCTATTAATAAGCATCCGCTCTGAACCAAGCGTAGCAAACGAAATAGTGCCGCTAGTGTTTTGCGTTATTCCAGTTATTTGACTAGAAACATTGCCAGTGCCTAGAGCAAAATCGCAGTGCGTTCCAGACACGCTTCTAAAATCAAGAAAAGCATCTCCTAAAGTTTGGTTTGATAGCTCATAGGTTAGTGCTATTCCTGTCCCAGCAGTGCTGTTTGGGTTAGTTAAAAGAATACCTTCACCAGCGGCAATGTTATCTAATACAACATGAAACCGCCCGTCATTAATATCTAGAACTTGTACAGTAGCGTTATCGTCGATGCCTGTAGAGGTTAGGTTGCCTACAGTCACAGCATTAGTAGTCGTAGCGCCACGGCCTGTCACTGAGTCAAGCGTGTCGGCTTCTGCCGTCAGGTAAGTACCAAAGTCACTAATGTCAGCCTCTACAAGCGCCCTAGTCTCAGCCTGATTGCTCGCATTACCAATAAACACGTTGCCGTCATTAAGGTTCGGGACGGCATTTGTACGGCCTGCACCACCGACCTTAATAGACCCAGCAGAGGCGTGTGAGCGAATCACTAGGCCAAGGTTCTGAATCAGGGATGCCTCACCAGCGGGCTTGGTTGCCGTCAAGCCACCAGCCGTTGTGGAGACGTAGACGGTATCGCCTGCGCTAAACGCAGAGGTATCCAGATCGTAGAGTGTGCCGAACGTGACTACGCTGACCGCAGCGTTAAGGTTGGCGTCAGCCTCAGCCAAGCCAAACGCGGGCATCTTAGCCGCATCATCAGCATCAGCCTTAGAGACTACAGGCTCATTACCACTAACGCCCGACACATAGACAACATCGCCCTTAGCCAGCGCCTCGCCAGCCTTGGCAGCGAATACGATAGCACCAGACACCTCAACTTTGTCGGTGTTGAGGTTGATGAAGTTGGCGTCTACCTCTGTGTGGGTAAGCTCCGACCCTTTGGCGGTTGTGCCATCAGGTTGGTCCGTTGTCCGGGTTACTAGAGTAGCCATTAGTCAAGAGTCACCTTTAGGTTGCCAGCGTTAATCCGTAGGATGTCCCCTGTGCTAATCACCTTAGATAGCGCCGTAGTGAAGTCTGATGGATCTGTTAGCTCCGCGTAGGCAAGCATATTGCCACCGGAGAGCGCATCAAACACGCCCGCATGGGTAACAGTACCCCAAGACCCGGTGGCCTCTGGGAACTCTATAATCGCGCTAGACGCTGCCGTAGTGGGTGACGTACCTGATACCGTGAATGCGGCAGTCTGACGCGCATATCCGTTGCCGGACACCTCAGTACCCGCAGCGGAATCGCTCGCAGCTGACGTAAACAGCCCAACGTAGAGTGTGGACGGCGCTGTATAAGCTGTGCCGCCGAAAACGTGATCAAGAACCTTGTCCTCTAAATAGTCTGAAAAGCTCATCCTAGCCCCTTAACTTTTAATGTAAGCCCCGAGCCTGAGAATGACGCATCCTCACCGCTCTGATTGATTCTGTCCCGGGCAGCAGAGTACAGCTGCACCCATACACCAATCCGGGCATCTTCTGCTAAATACGGTGCTGAGTGCATCAATGCCCCGTACAAGTATATATCTGGGTGATCGGTCAGAAGCCAATTGGCTGCATTGCCCGAGGATAACGCCGGGATCTTCTCGTAATACAGTAGCTCGACCTCATATGTGCCGTCCGGGGTAGGGAACACCTCAAACGCTCTCTCAGCGTGCCGGTAGAACTTAGGCTCTCCCGTGGTGTTCTCCGCCCCCGCACGCTTGTCTGCCATAGATGCAGCTGACAACAAGTCTAGTGTGCGAGTGCCGCCACCAGTAATGTTAATGCGTATGGTTTCAAGCCAATCTGCTGGGCGATCCAGATACTGCTGATCAAGGTCAGCCGTAGCCCGGTTTTCCATCTCATAGTGACGGATGTCGCGGTTCATCTGCGCCTCAGCCAGCGTAATGAAGTCAGGAATGACCGTAGTTAGGTCATCCCGGTTCAGAAAATCAGCGATAGACGCCTTTAGCTCGGTGTAGTTGGACAGTGCCATTTACTTTTTCTTCCGCTTCTTGGCAGTCTTAGCTGCCTGCTTAAACGCCTTAGCCGTTGGCGCACCCTTTGCCCCGGGCTTCCGCATCTTCTCTTTTGAGCCAGCCTTGATGCGCTTGCGCTTGGCTTGAATGTTTGCGTATAGACCTTTACTTGGCACGTTTTTTAGCCCTCTTCATCTTGGCCTTGGCCTTTGCTGCAGCGGCCTTGCCCCTCTTGGTATATGAATAGCTTTTTCCACCTACCTTTGGCATCACTTGCTCCTTGACTTAGTACCAGAACATTTCCACCGCTTACGGGATAGCCGCAGCGGTGAGTTTGGATCTTTTGCAGCCTTCGGGTGGCTCTTCATCTGACCCGCTGACCGAGCGCAGTATGAGTTGCCTTTCTTCGTCCCGGGCTTAACCTTTGCGCCTTTCTGACCGTAGCTGACCTTCTTGCCGGACGCAGTTCGCTTGGCTTTTGCCTTGCCTTTCGCTGGCTTCATCTATGACCTCGCATTATACCCTAGTAACCTATACGACTCAGCAACCCTTCATCTAGCGTCACGATCTGCTGCCCCAGCCTCGCCTTGTACTGGTCGGTAGGGTCTACATAAGTTGCGCTAGTCCTTGGGTGAGTCAAAAGCTCTGGGTTTAAGTCTCTGAACGTCAGCGGCCTATCTAGGCGTCCCAACCCCTCGCCAAGCAATCCAGCAGCATATGTAGAGTGCGGAGACGGTAAAGATCCGCCATGCAGCAGGCCGACATTCTGCAGCGTGAGGTTTGTTGGATCTTGCAGCTGCCGAGGGTCACTTATCGCAAGGCGCATCTCTGTCAGACTGAGCGCACCCGGTATGCGGCGAACACCTTCTTTCAGTTGCGCCGGGCTAGGGTCATTTACAACGCTAAATGCAGCCTCAATGTTCTTTCTCTTAGGGCCGCTAGTGGAGCGAATGTACTGGTGTACCTCTAGGTCGTTAATGCCCGGGAAGTCCGGGTCAGCCTTCTTAATCAGCTTGTCTATGTAGCTGATATCGCGCTTTCCTAACGCTGCCTTTGCGTGTTCTATCATCACCGCTGGCCCCATGTCGGTGAAGTCATTAGAGCTAGGGGCCATCTGAAACGGCAACACCAGCATTGAATCATCACCACCCCGGCGCATTGCGTTCTCAACAGCGGTGACGTACCCCTGCGCGTTAGCCCATGCTTGATCAGGAAAGTCTGGGTTGAACATATAATCCCGACCGCCGCCAAGATATACCGGCTGCTCAAACTCAATGCCGTTCAAGCCAAAGATCGTGTCACCTGATGGCGTCCTGTCTGCCATCGTGAGTAGCGCCTTTTGCCCCTCATAGTCCGCGAGGCTGACCGTAGGGGCATCATACTCTGTGCGCTCTACGTCTAGTTTCAGATCCTCCATGATCGGCTGCGCCTTAACGCGCTTATCGTATATTTGAGATGGGACCACATCCTCTATGCCCCGCTTGCGAGCTATCCCCATCATCACCGCAGATGCAGCATCGCCCAACACTGGCACAAGGCCTGCGGCGGTCGCAGCGCCCATGAGTCCAGCGGTCGCGTAATCGCCCTTCTTCGCGGCGTCTACGGTTTCTGCAGCGCCTTTCGCATCACCTATGCCGGGCAGGAAGTCCACAACCGACAGTAGCCCCTCAGCGGTCCTATATGCGGCATACGGGTTGTCTTCATACAGACCCATGCCTAGTAAGCCAGATGCGATCGTGTCTCGTGCTGACTCAATAAGGCCCGGCTCGTATGGTTGTAGCTGTGGCATATCCCTGCTCATTACTCTCCCGCCTTATTCCTAGCGTACTCAATCGCCATATCAATCAGCTTGCCCGCAGGGACACGCTCGCCAGTGAACGCCTCAATGCCCGCTACGTTCTCGTAATAGTCTTGTATTGAGTCCTCTGGGCGATC